GGAGGGGCAGGGGTTAGGGCCGCACAAAAGGTTTTCGACAAGATGCCAAAGCTCAGAGTTAAGACCATTCTTGTTGAAGCAATAAAAGATCCAAAGTTAATGGCTGATTTATTGGAAAGACCCACTACTGCGAAACTGAAAGCTGCACGAAATAAAAGGCTAAACGCTGTTTTGGTGCAAGCGGGAATATTTGATGGTTCAGAATTACTAGAAGAGGAATTTGAATAATGGCTAAGAACACTATAGCGCAATATAGTGCTACGGCTTCATCTAACACGGATGTAGCCAACATTGACATAGATGAGGGCATGGCTCCTAGCAACGTCAATAACGCTATGAGAGCTATCATGGGGCATCTCAAAGATATGGATGTTGGAACGAGTGCATTAACCTCACCGGATTTTACAGCATTTAAGGTTGGTGGGACAACGATTACCTCAACTGGCGCAGAGATAAATTCGTTAGCAAGTTCGGGAATGACCGCCGCAAGAATGTTAGAGTTAAGTAATTTTTCGGGAACTTTTACGCTACCGTCCTCAGATGGTACTGCAAACCAAGTTTTGCAAACCGATGGGAGTGGAACTTTATCTTTCGCAACGGCAAGTAGCGGTGGGAGTTCACCAATAAGCAATTTAAAGATTTTTACTGGTGCAGGGGTAAGTGCTTCAAGTAGCTCATTCACACACACATATTGGAACGAGCTTACGGCATCAGGTTCTAACACAGATATAACTCCTAATTTTTTGCAAAACGACTCTAATAATTACACATTAATAACTTACGTTGTGCCTCAAGCTCTTTATGGAAAATTTAGCGGAACAAGTGGTGGTTTTAATTTAGAATTAAGGTCTACTACAAGCACTGCCACGACTAGCAGCAACCGAAGTTCAATTACAACTAAGGAATATGATACCGCATATAACCACCAAAGTAGTGCAAGCGGTGCAGATTTTAATAGAGATAGCATACACATTCAAGTTGTTCGCAGAATAACGACTAGAACATATTTTGACACGTTTGCAACACTTGGCTCTGGTGCGTTTATGTCATTATCCTCCGCCACTCAAAGCGGTGGCTCTGCATTTCTAAATGGGTTTTTTATGTTTGAAGAGGTGACTGTATAATGGATATTATGACGCTTTTTAAAGCTATTTATAACTTAAATGAAAATGCAAAGTTTACGATGGTTGGTGCGGATTTATCGACGATAACTTGGGCTGATGATCACTCAGGAGTTAAGCCAAGCCAAACAGAAATCCAAGCTGAATATGACGCTATTGTTTTGGGTAAGCCACAAGCTGAAATTGATGCAAAAAGATTAGCTGCATATCAGAATGAAAGTGATCCTTTATATTTTAAATGGAAAGCAGGGGTAAGCACAGAACAGCAATGGCTAGATAAACGTGCAGAAATCAAAACACGTTACCCTAACGTTTAATAGAGGCAATCTAAAATGGATAAAAGAACGGTAGCATCAGCGCACGAGCGCATAGATGAAATTCAAATTCAAGTTGCAGAAATCAAAACTGAAATGAAAATTCAGTTTAAAGATCTTTACAATAAAATACGTCAGTTACAGTCTGTTATGATTGCGATTACTGGTGCAAGTTTATTGCTGTTATTGAATATGACATTTATGGGCTAAAATGGACCCAATAAGTTGCGTTGCCCTAGCAACAGGTAGCTTTAAAGCGATTAAAGCGGCTATTGGTGCGGGTAAAGATCTACAAGAAATGTCGGGTCAATTAGCGCAATGGGGTAAAGCTTTTTCGGATTTTACACAACTTGAAGAGCGTGAAAAAAATCCACCTTTTTGGAAAAAAACATTTCGGGGTTCTGACGAGGAAAGCGCGATTTTGATATGGAATAATAAGCGTAAATTTGAGGAAATGCGCCAAACCATCAAGGATGAAATTTCGTTCGTTTATGGGCCTTCAGCATGGCGTGAGGTTTTGGCGATTGAGGCTAAAATGCGTAAGCAACGCAAGGATGAGCTTTATCGCAAGCAAGAGCAAGTTGATGCGGCTATTAACTTTGCTATTGGTGCTTTTATTTTTTTAATTAGTGGCGGTGTTTTGTTTGTTTTGTTTTACTTCTTAGGTAAATGGCAAGGGCGTTGGTAAATGTGGGTTTTGTTGTGGGTTCAGTTATCAACGTCTGGGTTTGAGCATTACCATATCGGAAGCTACACGAAGCAAGAGGTTTGCGAGATAGCCAAAGAAGACGCAAGCGTTCTTGTGACAAGCGATAAAGCAAAAGTTGTGTGTATTAAACTAGAGCTTTGAAAATAAGAGAAATTAAGAAAAAGTTTGTTGTTTATGACAGCAAAGGTCGAGTGGTGGTTATCACTCGTGAGCGCAAGATTGCGATTAATTTAGCAAGGAAAGCCAATGGTAAAGCTTACAGCAAGCGTAATAGACGAGCTTAAAATACTACCCAGGCTAATGATGTTAGCCATTACAATCATGTGCTTCCAAGTCACAAACTGGATGATCAGTTTAGAAGATCCAACCCTAAATCAATCAGGATTTTGCAGCGTGATATTTGGCTGTTTCTCAGCTTGTTTTGCGGTGTGGTTGAGTAAGGAAGCAAAAACAGACAGAGGGGTGAGCGCACATGCTCCAAGCAATAATCGGGCCGATTACTGAATTAGCAGGAGGTTGGTTAAATGCCAAAACGCAAGCACAACAAGCAAACGCAAAGCTCAAGCTCACCGAAGCCGAAGCCAAAGCAAAAATCCTTATCTCAAAAGAAACCTCAATTGCCGATTGGGAAAAGATTATGGCGCAAGGTACTCAGTCTTCTTGGAAAGACGAGTGGCTAACAATTTTGTTTTCAATTCCACTTATTTTAGCGTTTTGCGGTGAGTGGGGGCGAGGTGTTGTAGCTGAAGGATTTACAGCTTTGGAACAAATGCCAAGCTACTATCAATACACCTTGGGTGTCATTGTAAGCGCGAGTTTTGCGGTACGTTCAGCAACTAAATTTTTCGGGAGAAAATAATGGAAATGTGGCAATGGATTATGTTGTTTTCGGCAGTGTCACTAAATACTTTAGTAAATTGTTTTAGATTATATTTGGAAAGCAAAAGGTGAGCGATTTAAAGCTTCCTCTTGGCCTTGTGCTTGCCATGTTAGTGCAGTTGGTTGGTGGCGTCTGGTGGGTAAGTAAACAGGCTCACCGAATAGAACATTTAGAAACCCAAGTTCAGGAAAATTCTGAGTGGATTGACCAACTTTACACAGAGAATGAAATGCTAATTCGGTTTGCAACCTTTACCGAAAACCGTTGGGCAGAAAGTTATGAAGAATTTGGTTACACGCGGCAATGGGGCCGTACGCCAGTGGAGAGAGACAATGAGTGAAGGATTTAGAAACCTACAACAAAAGTGTGGGTGTACGCCAGATGGTCAATTTGGGCCAAACACAGCAAAAGCAATTATGAAGCATTATGAAATGTCACCAGAAAGGGCTGCACATTTTTTAGGACAGGTGTGTATTGAGAGCATGAACTTTCAAGCTGTTGAGGAAAATTTAAACTATTCAGTCGATGCTTTGATGAAAGTTTTTGGCAGATATTTTAAAACTCCGGCTGATGCAAAGCCATATTCGAAAAATCCAAAAGCACTAGCTAACTATGTGTATATGGACAAAAATCGTAGCGAGAAATCTAAATTAGGTAATATTTCTGACAATGATGGATGGATTTTTCGAGGGCGCGGATTTTTACAAATTACCGGACGTGCAAATACACGTAAGTTTGCGTCAGATATGCGCTTGCCGGACGTAATGGATGAGCCGACCTTGATCTCGTCACACTATCCCATGGAGAGCGCCTTATGGTACTTCAACAAGCGGCGAGGGCTTTGGAAAATATGCGATGAAGGTGTGAGCAATGATACGTGCAAACGTGTCACCAAAAAGGTAAATGGCGGTTATAATCACTTAGACGAGCGTACCCACCAAACCTTCCGAATCTACGATTGGTTAAAGTAGTGGTTCCGAAATGACACTTACCCGCCGGAACCATTTTGGGTTTGGTTCCGAAAATGAATATCTCACCTCCGTAATATGCTGATTTGACTACACGTAAGTCATTGTTTTTAATGGTAAAATGATGGAGCGGGCGATGAGATTCGAACTCACGACATTTACCTTGGCAAAGTAAGTGGACCGCTAAATGAATACGCAATGAATAAAAATAGTTTATAATAAAAACAATATGTTAGATGTGGCTAATGGGGTCGCATCTCTTTTTTTATGGACATTACCATTCATATACGAATAAAATGGGAAAATAATAAGGGTAAATTATCCTTTACCCAATACAAATATGAATGGAGAAAAATATGCTTTTATGGGAAGGTGAAATAGTCAAATTATATCATGGCAAGAGGCGAGATAAGTCCCACTTTTTTATTCGGTGGGATGATCAAGAAACTGGCAAAGAAAAGAAAAAAATTTGCCGTGACGATATAGACCCTTTGACGTGGGCTATGAAGCAAGACTTAAAGTTGCGGCACAATGGTACTTTAACACCAAAAAAATCAACGCTGTTGGGAGACTTAATATATCTTTATAAAGCTGAGATAGACGAGCGAGTTAATAATTATAAAACCAACTCAAAATATGGGCGTAGACTAAGGCCAAAAAGACGTACAACTCTTTTGGTGCACATTAATAAACATATTGTACCTTTTTTCGGCAAGATGGAGTTAGAGGACATTACCACACAAAACGTAATGAAGTTTCAAAAAGAACTAGAGAAGCGAATGTCACCTCAGTACGCAAACACAATTCTTGGAACTTTGCGTAGAATATTCAAATTTTTTATTCAGGAAAACTTGGTGCAATACAATCCTTGTGTGCAACTTGATCCTTTGGAAACACGAGCTTCAGAAGAGCGTTACACACCAACTGAAAGCGAGGTGTTAGCTATCTTGCAAGCCACTACGGTTCACTGGAAGAAAGTTATGATTAAACTTGCCGCTGCAAATGGAATGAGGATCAGCGAAATCCTTGCTTTACGTTGGGACGCTATTAACGGTGATAAGATCCACATTAGATTAAGTAATGACAGGGGCGAACTAGGCGATACTAAGACCGCCGGAAGCAATCGCACAGTTAGAATAAGTGAAGAGCTTAAAGATGATTTGGCACAGCTTAAAGCGGTAAGCGAAGGTGAATGGCTGTTCACCAATACAAAGGGCAATCTATTCGCGGCAACTGATGTGGTGAGGTCCGTTTTATACAGAGGTTGCGTTAGTGCAAATGTGCAGAAATTTGGTTTTCATGGTTTGCGTAGGTTTTACATAAACAAGCAATTGAATGAAGGTAAAAGCAAGGATCATGTACAGGTGCTTGTCGGGCATAAAGTTGGTAGTGATGTGACTGACAAGCATTACCGCCAGATACGCCCCGAAGAGACGTATGGTGACGAATACATCATAACATTACACTAAAAGAAGGAGAATAAGCTATGACTAATAATGAAGAATTAATACGCCAAGCTGAAGATGATAAATATGTTTATTGTTATGAGCCAAAATATTCCGATGAAGTAGCTCGTTATAAGAAAGGCTCTCGTAGAATTTCAGTATTTCACGATTACATAGCATACGAAAAAAGTCCCTTTAACGTTTAGAGGTTTTCGTGAGGCTAGTTTGTGTAAACTGGCCTCAGAAAACATTACCATTTCCAGGCCAGTTTTACAATTTGATTTTATTGATTTGGTCTATATTTTTGTGATCCAACCACCACATGAACAGCGTATAGATCATTAAGAGAAAACATCTTGGTTTCTCCTGTTTGTAGGTCTTTAAACGTTATATTATTGGCGTTCATACTTACTAACTCTCTCACCACACCAACAAAAGATCCATCCACCTTAAACGATATTACAACATCGTCTTCGTCTTGTGGTGTTAACTGTGGATCTGCATAGATTATATCACCTTCACGATAACGCGGCTTCATATGGTCCCCATACACAGTCATTGCATATGCAGTATCAGAATACTCCAAGAAACTTGGTTTTCGTATTTGTTGGTGAGCTAACCTATTGAAACCCAATCGGGATGCAAAGGCATTATCTAATTCTCTCACTTTTGTTTTCCCCTGATATAGAGGAACGAACACGGCTGATGTGGTTTGTCTTACTGGCGAAAAATCTTGATCATCGGTCTTAGTTTTAAGATCGTCTACGGTAACTCCAAGTGCTTCTGCTATTCTAACGAGTTTATCAAAACTTGGATTGGTTACTTCACCTTTCTCATATTTGCTTATCTGGCTTTGACTCACACCGGACAATTTTGCTAATTCGTCCTGTTTAACTTTTAACTTAGTTCTAACATCGTATATTCTTGTGAACACAATGTCCCCCACCTTTCTTTTCTATGGCGGTGGGTAAATAATAGCCCACCAATATTTATCTGTCTTTAAACCGAAATACTGGTCTGCACCTATGTTAAGGCCAAGACGAGCATCACGAACTCTTTCAAAGAATCGTTTTAACGGTGGGGCTATCGGTGAGTACATATACTTAAACTGACTAGCCCAAGATATACCCGCAATTTGATTGACAATATTGCTGTGTGTTTTTTTACTTGCCGATTGAAAAATAAATCTGGTTAACGCCCTATGATGTTTGCCAATATTTTTTGACAAATACCCACCAGTGTAACTGCCTGACTTCTTACCTCTAAACTTGTTATTTATGTAATCCATATTCACTTTCCATTCGATAGTCACTAAAGTATTTTATTCACATATGAATTAATGTGTCAATAAAAAAATACAAAATAATAAAAATGATTATTTTATAATATTCCATAAGCTAATAAAATAACATAAAAACAATGTTTTAGTTTCATTATGATACTTAGATATGAATATTTTACCTATATAATAGTTGACATAGTGCATTTTATTTGAATATGAATTAAACAAATCGACAAAATTTAGGCTAAAATCTTGCAGTTATTTGAGTATATGATCACCAAAGAGGTATCGCAAGCCTCACTCGCCAAGAGAATCGGCGTATCCCAACCCACCTTATCTCGTTATATCAGCGGTGACGTTCTACCAAATGTTGTGACTGCCTTGGAAATTCAAAAGGTCACGCAAGGTGACGTCCCAGTCGAAGCATGGCTCACGATCAAAGATGACATTCAAGACGCCATAAGACTTGTTCAAGCTGCCCAACGAGGTGAGGTGGTCTACGATGGTGAATAGTCGCAAAAAGGGTGCAAGCTACGAATCAGAAATAAAGAAGGTTTTATTCGATAATCTTGGCATTGTTTTTAAACGTGAGCTTAACCAGTACAGAGAAGCGGACCATGGCGATCTAATCTGTGAAGAAGAAAACTTTCCATTTGTCATAGAATGTAAGCGGCGTATTGCGGGTAGTTTTAGTCAAACCTGGATAGAACAAGCCCAACGTGCGGCAGATAGAGTAGGAAAATTTCCCTGTGTAATATATCGTTTTGACCGCCAACCAAGTATCGCAGTGATAAGAATAAATGCGTTTGCCAAGGCGGTGGGTGGATCTTGGGATGAAAACACAGATCTCGTAAGTATGACTGTTGACGCGTTTTGTTCATTGGCGCGTGAACTTATGGCAATCACACCACTAAGAAACACAACGCCTGTCGTGCAAGTTAAACCAATAGATTGTAAAGAGTGTAATGGTTTTGGTGTAGTTAAACGCCACCCCTCTACTGAATATCTCGACATTTTTCCAAATGGTGACAAAAGTGGTGAAATAGTCTGCGATATTTGTGACGGATTCGGCAAAATTTATCCTGAAGATGAGGATGAATAATGCACGAAACTAAAGATAAATGGCTACGAGAATATAAGCAAAAGACAGGCATATTTCACAATCTCACCAACAATGAATATCACGATAGCGAAGGAATATCCTCAAGCTTTGTTAAAAAATGGCTAACCACTACGCCATATCATGCAAGCCAACCTAGTGACGATCTAAGCCCAAGCGTGGTGGATATTGGCTCTGGTGTGCACGCCATGTTCGAAGGCAAAAACCGAAAACAATCAGTGATTGGCAAACACAAAACAAGGGCAGGGAAGCAATGGGCTGAAGATTATCAGCAAGCTAAAGAAGATGGTGTAATATTATTACCGGAAGGGGAATACGCCAAAGCACTGCAAATGACCAAAGCTTTGTGGAAGCATAAAGATATTCGCAAGATTGCAAGAAACAAAACCGCCGTAAAAGAAGCCAGTGTCTATACGATAGATGAAAAGACAGGGTTGTTACTCAAAGCACGTCCGGATTTATACACCACAGACAAAGGCATCATAATGGATGTCAAAACCTTTGGTAAAATCCCAACAGAAAGAAACTTCTTTAGACAGTTTATTGATCTTGCATACGGCTACCAAGCGGCTTTTTATAAAAAAGTATGTGAGCAAGAAGGTATCCAATGTATATATTTTGCTTTCGCTGTGGTGGAAAAGAAAGCCCCACATAGCGTCAATTTATTCCTCATGTCGCAAGAGCTAATGCGTATCTACTCAGAACGCCTTGACGATGTGTTGGAAGAAATAAAAGAGGCTGAAAAAACAGGCGATTACAGCACTGGTTGGCCCTCTTTTACAATGCTTCATCCCGCCGAATGGATGGACACTCAACTATAATGGAGAAAAATAATGTCAGAGTTTAAAGACGTGTTAATACGCAATGTTATATTCCAATGGCCCAGATTAGATAGTGGCTATGTATTTAATAGCACCGAAAATAAATCAGAAAAGGTTACGACAAGCACTCCAGGTGCGGAATGGTCAATATCTTTCATAGTATCACATGAAGAGGGCCAAGATATATGGAAGCAAGCCATTGCACACTTTAACGAGTGTAAGAAAATCAACAGTAAATTAGGTAAGTTTGGCACAATCCACGCCATGAAGAAACTAGACGATGGTACTGTGCAATTCACAGCAAGAAAAAGCTGTATAACTAAAAAAGGCACTCCATCACAAGCTGTCAAAGTTATCGACGGGTCAAAGCAACCACTTGCTGATCTATCTATATGGAGTGGCTCAACAGGAAACCTTAAAGTATCCATGTTGCCCACCTTCAACCCAAAGAAAGAACAATGGGGTATTAAGCTATTACTGAGCGCAGTGCAAGTCATAGACGCTAAGTATGCCGATCAATCAGACGATTTTGACTCGGTGGATACTGGCGTTGAAGAGGTGGACCCATTTGGTATTCCAGTGGACGAGAAAAGCGATCAGCAACCCGATCTAGAGTTGGAAATAGAAGGTCAGGAACAGGCGGCAACGTCTAATGATATGGACGATGAAATCCCATTTTAACCAATGCCTGACTATGAACAACCTTATTGGAGTGAGTACGCCCAACGCATAATAGATGGTTTAGACCTCAAGCAAACCGCAAAAGGCGAATGGCATGGGTGTTGTGTAAACTGTGGTGGGACAGACAGGTTCTGGATCACCAACCACCAAGGCATAATCAAGACCCATTGCAGACAATGTAGGGATTTTAAAGCAATTCAAAGCGAACTAGCCAAACGCGGTTTGTGGTGCTCACTCGATCCAATACAGGACAACGTTTTAACATTCCAACCCAAAGAAGAATTTAACGTGGAAGATACTAGGCCATATAATGAGAAAAAAGGCGTCGATCTGCTAGGTGCAAAGCTTGAAGGTAACAACGTAGTCATTCCACTCTTTAACATACATAGAAAACGTGTGGGCGAACAAACCATCTCACCAGATGGAAAGAAACTATTTAGCACTGGCCTAGATAAGAGCGAAGGTGTTTTCGGTGTGTGTGGAAAGCTTACCAAAGGACGCACCTATGTAGCAGAGGGATGGGCAACTTCTAGCTCAATAGCCATGTCCCAACCTGGGTGTGCCTGTATATTCGCGTTGGACGCCGGAAACCTACCACTCGTCTGCAGCAAATTACAAACGGCGTTTCCTCAGTTTGAACTCATTGTAGCGGCTGATAACGATGAAAAAGGTATAGAAGCAGCAAAGAAAACAAAGCTACCATATGTTGTTCCACCACTACAAGGACAAGACTTTAACGATCTACACCAACAGTTAGGACTAAAAGCAGTCTACAAAAGCCTAACCTCAGTTAAAAAACCCGACACACTCTTCACGATGGTGAGCGATCTACGCATGACCGCAACCAAGTGGATGATCAAAGACGTCATAGAAGATAACTCACTTACCATGATATTTGGTTCGGCAGGGTCAGGAAAAACATTCCTAGCCCTTGATATGGCACTGTGTATCGCCACAGGCAAACCCTACCACGAATTAAAGGTGCAGCAAGGGAGCGTTGCCTATATCGCAGGAGAAGGGCATGCAGGGTTCGCTAAACGTGTCGCAGCTTGGTGCAAGAACTTTAAACAAGACCTAACAGGCGTACCATTCGCCAAAAGCAACCGTAGCGTAATCCTAAACGATCCAGATAGTGAACTACATTTGTGTACTGAGCTAGACGCACTTCAAGAGCAAATAGGCAAGCTCAACCTTATTGTGCTCGACACACTCAGTAGAACAATGGATGGAGAGGAAAATAACCAAAATATGATGGCCTATGTTCAAGTCTGTGACAGGCTCAAGGACCGCTACCAATGCACTGTTATGATCGTTCATCACATAGGACACCAGAATAAAGATAGAGGACGTGGCGGCTACGCTTTGCATGGCTCTCTAGACTCGGAATATCGGGTGGAACAGTGGGGTGATTTTAAAATATTACTGACGCCCACCAAAATGAAAGATGAAGAGAGAAGCCAACCACTGGCGTTTATGAAGTTGTCAGTGTCTTTGGTGGACGCAGATGGTCAAGACACAAATTCATTGGTGCTCGAAATGACGCCAGATAAACCACTAGATAAAAAATCATCAGACTACGGCGAACAGGTAGTTAAAGAGCAATTCAATAGAATGAACGACTTTGGCGAGGTAAGCAGATCTGACCTCAAGGAAGCGGTTGCATTGGAGCTAGAATGTTCTCAAAGAACAGCAAATAGACACATAAAAAGGATGATAGATCAGGGTGTTCTAAAGCTCGAAAAAGGGGTCATTTTGGAGGCATTTGGGTGATGGGTGAATATCCGTTCGAAATTGGGCTGGGACACGCTCAGGACACGAGAATTTTAAAGCTAAAGTGGTTGTGTCCTGATGTCCCAGATGGTGTCCTGAAAAAAGTCAATAAAAACAATATACTTAGCCTGATTGGGGACAAGGCTAGGACACGGCTAGGACAAAATGAGGTTATTTTTGGGACACTCAGGACAGACGCCCAATATCTTTATATTGGGCTGTCCTGTCCCAGAACCTTGACCCGAAATAAGTCTGATTTTGCTGATTTAAAAGAAAAGGATTTTTTAGCTGTGGTGAGTGAGATTCAATGTCTTGGAATGTTGGAGGGAATAGCTAATCGGAGAAAGATTTTAAACGCACCTAATCTGGCGAAATATAAGGCATGGCAAATAGAAATGATTAAACGGAGAAAATGGGAATTAGAAAATGAGTGATGAAGCAATTCAGGTTTTGGAGAAATGCAAAGATATATTAATTCAACGCGGTGGGGAACATGGTCACGCTGATGAATTGTTTAAGCAGTTAGCAATACGATCATCTATCAGGCGTGGTGAAAGAGTAACAGCAAGTGACGTCGCAATGGACATGGTGGAGTTTAAGCTAGGGCGAAACGATCTTAACTGGCGAGAAGACAATATTATAGATGCGATCAATTATTTAGCATTAGCATTAAGTTTGAGGACAGAGAATGTCGAAGAGCAAGAAACCGATCCACACACCGTCTGATTTCGGCACACGAGAGCGTTTGCAGCATACGGAAGGGATTGCCTACGAAAACGTAGACAAGCGTCTGGGAAGCCCTAAGAGGATGCGTGTGACGGTTCAGACGCCGTTAGATAGGTATTACTCGCGTGAACAGATCAACAGACGTCAGTTTGAAGCCGGAATGAAGTTGTATGCATTGTGGCGTAGGGCAGGGAGAGCGCAAAAGCTAACAGCGAGTTATGATGCAAACATTGTTGATGGGACACGCGGAAACGATGATCAAGGACATGATGCGTTTTCTGATTATCTTGCTGCACTTAGGACCATAGGCAAAGATCTATCAGACGTGGCGCAATGGGTGGTTGTAGAGGGTGCTAGTGCAAACGAATGGGCAAAAGAACAAGGCCACGATCCAAAGGGGGGAATAGTGGCCTTGCGTTTGTGCTTAGATGCACTTGGGGATGTGTTCGGGATGCCTAGAGGGTGACTCTGATTGTTTTTGCTTTTGTAAAATAGTCACTTCAGTTTTTAACGCTGCAACTTGAAACGTTAATTTTTCAATTCTTGTTGCCGCGTCCATTATATCGCGTGACAACTTTGGTAGTTCTTGCTCAAGGTCCAAGGCAAAGTCTTTCAGTCTGTTGATGCTTACTTGCATTGTCTTTGCCTCTCATGTGCTACACGTCCTAGCTGATTGGCTAACTTATCCAGATCACTAGCCAGGATGCGGTCATTATCAGCTAAGACGCTATACAAGATCTTGCACACCATCGAACTAGGTAAGGCTCTTGCTGCACGTTCTAACATTATTATCGGTGCAGTGTGTGGCCTTACATCTAACGCTTTGGGTCTACGAAAGTGGATCATTGTTAAGCCACCTCTTCACCAAAAAAATTTTCAGTATTGTCAAAGTCGTTTAAATCATCTTTTGCGGCGAGAAATTCGTAATCCATCCAACCATTAGATTCATAAACGCCAAGGCAAAAAGCGTCTAATTCTTGTTGAGTAGCAAATTCATACTTTTCTAGATTGTCTTGGTGTTTATCTTGGCCCCAAAGAATTTTTACCATGTACGGTTTGTCTGTCATTTTAAATTCTCCAAATCATTATCTAAGTAGATGCGTTCTTCATAATACGTTTCATTGTCGTGCTTTTCATTCGTGGCAATAAATCCAATTAAGTTGATGTAATGATGTGGTGGCCCATAACAAAAAGCGTCAAACTCAACCCCTTTTTCATCTTCATCACCGACACAAACAACAGACCATATATGATCTTGAGGCAGTCTAGTTGATTGTACGGCGTGGTCTAAGCTGTCAAAGTAATCGCCATGACCACCGCAAACATCATCTCTGATTTCTTCAAACGGAAATTCTTTATTATAAAACTTCATCTTATCACCTATGTAAAAATTGAGATTGCAACAAAGAACGCTGCAAAGATTATGATTGCGCCCACCCAATCAGTAGGCGCAGTTTGTTTGATTATGCTTATGAGTTCAGAAAAAGGCATTTAAGCGGCCTCAACGCCTTGAGTAAAAGCTTTTACAGCCTCTTGCATATCTCTGGCTTTATTGAAGTTGCTTTGGCGGTTTGGGTTGCCCTTATCAAATTTTTCGGCGTAATTGTTAAACGCTTCAATTGCGTTTTTAGCTTCTTCAACTGTACACAATATTTTATCTGGATATGTCATATCGAGAATTGCATAAACAATGCCTTGTCCTTGATTGGTCATATTCTGGAACAAACCGTTTTCAATAAATTCGTTTACAAATTCAGTAAGCGGACCATGAAAAAATACTTGCCATGAAGGGTTAGACCAATCGCCGCAACGTTTTTCTGCAAGTAAAATTGGCAAGCCGTTAACCGTTGATACAGTATATCTGTATTCAGTATCACCATGAGCATTATGACTTTCTGTTGGTTCTGCATTTCCGTTGCCGCGAATAAAAGCAAACTCTAAACCACCGCGACACATTCTGTGATTGAATATGTCAAAGCTTTCACCTTTAGGATTTACAGCCGTTAAAGCTTTAACCATATTATAAATATATGAAGCGGCTCCTTCTGGGTAGCCGTCATGGTGTATATAAAATGTACGACCTTCGATTTCATATGTTGCACGTGTTGACATCTGTTTTCCTTCCACACTAATTTATTCAGATATGAATAATATAATAGGGATAATGAATATTAAGTCAATATACTAATTGAATATTTTATTCATTTAACTATAAATAAAGAGAATAAAAAATAAATTGTTAGGAAAAACAGTTGGTTAATGAAATTAAGAATAGTTCTGGACGTCCAAAAGGTAGCGGAACAGGTCAACAAATAACCGCAAGATTGCGAAAAGAGATCTATTCCGCGCTACATATTACAGAAAAACGCGGTAAACCTGTTGATATACTCATTGCTGATCAATTGGAAAAGGACGCTAGCGGTACAATATCCAAGCTATCAAAGCTTTTACCGCAAGATGTAAACGTCACTGGTGCAGGGTCTGAGTTCGCATTAGCGTTACAAGATGTGGCCTCAAGAATAACTGAGGCCAACCGAATATTAGATGCTAAAGACATACATTTACCTGAGCAGGGTAAAGGCGAAAGCATACAAGATGCTGATATTATTGAGCATTTTGATTTTACTTCGGAACCAATAGAAGAAAATGTCCCAAAACCTAAGAAAAAATCAGGTAGGCCACCGAAATTCTTGTCAAAATCGCGTTGACCCCCCCCGCAAAAAAATCATGGGGGCGTGTATATATGTATATACCCCCACACATACTCCCGACTAATATATTCACAAAGGCATATTGACAGAAGCCTTCATAACTGCTAGATGAATATACAATGGGTTATTACCCATTAAGTCATAGATACCTCTCGTGTTTGTACCTTTCCTATTTTGACGAAAACCTGGTACTGCTCGTGGCCCCTGTTGAGATAGATCCACACTGTCTGTTTCGCAGGGGTTTCTTTTTCTACCACCCCCCCCTTGGTGGCGAACACAATGTAAAGTACCGTATGCACCAAAAAAATTCTGCTAAATCCACTGCCGACATTTTGCTTCAGCTTCATGGCGATCCTGTGCTCTTTGTGCAGTCTTGTCTTGGCGCGGAGCCACAAGAGTGGCAGAAGCAAGCCTTAAACGCTGTCAGGGATGATCCTCGCGTTGCTGTGAAGTCCTCACACGGCGTTGGTAAGTCTGCTTTGCTGAGTTGGGTTATATTGTGGTATATGATCACACGTTCTTGCCGGATTGTGTGTACTGCCAACTCTGCTAATCAGTTAAATCAGGTGTTATGGGCTGAGATCCAGAAGTGGGCCAGAAAGATGCCCAAGGGTTTACAGAGCCAACTTGAGATAACCAGTGATAAGATCACGGTCAAAGGTGTGGACTCAAGTTGTCACGCGAGAGTTTCAAGAAAAGAGAATCCGGAGGCGCTGCAAGGATTCCACCATGAGAGGATTTTGTTCTGTATCGATGAATGTTCTGGTGTGGATGATATTATTTTTGAGGTAGCGCAGGGTGCGTTATCTACGGAAGGTTCCAAGATTCTTATGGTGGGCAATCCCACGCGTAATACTGGTTATTTTTATGATGCTTTTCATAAAAACGCGCATCGTTGGAATAAGATGACGGTGAGTTGTTATGACAGTCCGTATGTGAGCGATGATTTTATTGAGGAAATGAAAGCTCAATACGGTGAGGATAGCAACATTTTCCGCATACGTGCTCTTGGTGAGTTTGGTGAGGACAGTAACGACACGTTGATTGGTAGGCACATTGTGGAGTCTGCGATTTCGCGTGAGGTTGACCCTATGAATATCTCGCCCATTTGGGGTTTGGATGTAGCTCAGTATGGGAATGACCGTTGTGGGCTTGCTAAGAGGCAGGGAAACGTCCTTATGGAGCCTGTTAAGTCTTGGCAGGGTAAAGACCTTATGGAGACTGTGGGCTTCGTTCTGACGGAGTATGAGGCCACGAGCTTTATGGAGCGTCCGGTTGAGATCTGTGTAGACAGCATAGGGATCGGAGCGGGGGTATGTTCTAGGCTTCAGGAGCTTGGATTACCCGCAAGGGCGATTAACGTTGCTGAGAGTCCTAGTTTGGGAGCACGGTATCAGCGTTTGCGTGATGAGTTATGGTTTAAGTGTCGTGAGTGGTTTGAGGCGCGAGATTGTTCGATGCCGGATCAGGAAGAGTTGGTTAATGAATTGACTGCGTTACGCTTTAAGATTTTGTCCTCTGGTAAGTTTAAGGCTGAAGGTAAGGATGAGATGAAGAGGCGCGGTTTGCGTTCTCCTGATTTAGCTGATGCGTTTATATTGACGTTTGCAAGCCAAGCGATGAAGGCGGCGGGTTCGGTAGATCATTATAGTTTTTCTGGTGATTTGGACTACGGCAACAGTAATTGGATTGTGTAATGGCATTAGCAAGTAGGGTTAAGCGGCTCCCAAGTGGGCGTGTGCAGTACAACGGCGAGACATTTCCTGGGTTTAACAAGGTTCAGCGTACCCCAGGAGGATCTAAGAAGTTCAAGGTATTAGCCAAGAAGGGGCCAAACGTTAAAAAGGTTACTTTTGGTGATTCTTCGATGAGCATTAAAAAGGGGAACAAATCTAACAAGGCGAGTTATTGTGCTCGTTCTGGTGGGATTAAAGGTAAAAATGACAAGTTTTCTGCAAATTATTGGTCACGCAGAATGTGGGATTGTTGAGGTGAAAACATGCAATATATGAAGATGTATAGTAGGCCAAAAGTTAATAAAATGAAGGAAGTAGCAGACGCAGTTGACGCTATGGTGGATGAAGTTAAGACCGCTACAAAGTCAACTAAGAAGCGCAGACCTTCGTATAAGGCTCGTATGGCGGGAACGCAAACCGGAAAGTATTCGTCTGATGCCTAAGAAAGCACCTGTTCGCAAGAAAGCCCCTGTTCCAAAGAACAAGGCTTTGTACGCTCGTGTTAAGGCGGCGGCTAAGAGAAAATTTGATGTATACCCTAGTGCTTATGCAAATGCGTGGTTGGTGCGTGAGTATAAGAAGCGTGGGGGCACATACGCTTAATGGCTAAGTATCGCGGCGGTTTAACCAAATGGTTTGCGGAAGATTGGCGTGATGTAAAAACAGGTAAGCCGTGTGGGCGCAGCGGTAAGAAGGATAAGGGGCGTCCTTATCCGGCGTGTAGACCCGCGAGTAAAGCAAGGACAGCCAAGGCTAAAAAGGCTGCAAAACGTAAGACAAGTTCAACCAGAATTAGTTGGGATGTTTAGAAAGGAAGCGTGATGCCAGGATATCATAAGGGCAAGAAAAAAGGCGGCAAGAAGAAGTAATGGCTAAAATGGACGAAGAGCGTTTTCGTGGTATTTTGCAGCATGAAATACAAAGTGCTGTAAACTATTATGACAGTGAGTTTTCACAGGAACGTGCAGACATTTTGGGATATTACCTCGGTGAGCCTTTAGGTAATGAGGTTGAAAACCGTTCTCAGGTAATCGCAACTGAGGTTTCCGACACGATTGAATATATTATGCCATCTTTGATGAAGATGTTTGCATCCTCTCCTGAGTTCTCCCGCTTTCATCCAAGAGGTCCGGAGGACGTTAAGGCCGCAGAGCAAGCCACTGATTTAGTTAACTTTGCTATCAATCAAGACAATCGTGGTTTTACGATTTTACACAATTGGTTCAAAGATGCTCTGTTGTTTAAGCAGGGTGCAGTTAAGTTTTACTGGCAAGAGACAGAAGATGTTGCCAATGAGGTTTACGAGGGTTTAACCGAAGATGAAGTTACGCTTTTGGTTAATGATCCGGCTGTTGAGGTTATTTCTCAAGACGTTGTGGAAGTTGGTACGGTTGACGAGGCCACAGGTCAGGAAGTTCCGACAGACATAAGTTACAACGTTGAGGTAAATGTCCGTAAGAAGTCGGGCAAGGTTAAGATAGACAATGTGCCTCCTGAAGAACTGATATTTTCTCGTAGGGCCACTTCTTTAGATGATTGTGCATTTATAGCCCACCGTACTCAGGTTCGGGCGGGTGATTTGATTGAGCAAGGGTATGATGAGAATACGGTGCTTAATTATGCCGGACATGATGATTTAGACGATGAAGCGGAGCGTCAGGCACGTTTTGAAGAGATTGAAAGTGGATCTAACTTTGAAAGCCATGATCCGACTATGCGTGAGGTTTTGGTCACAGAGGCATATATTCGCGCAGATTTTGATGGCGATAATGTGCCGGAGTTACGGCGTGTTGTTTCTCTTGGTGACGGTGTAGAGATCCTTGAGAATGAACCGTTTGATCATGTGCCGTTTGCGTTATTATCACCGATTTTAATGCCGCATAGAATGGTTGGTAGGTCCGTTGCTGAAATGGTGATGGATTTACAGATGATTAAATCATCTATTATGCGCCAGATGTTAGATAACTTGTATTTGACCAATAATAGCAGGGTAGCCGCTGTTGAGGGTCAAGTGAATATGTCTGACCTTTTATCATCCCGTCCTGGTGGGATTGTGCGTACTCGTGCGCCAGGAATGGTACAGCCGTTGGCGGTTCCCCAAATTGGTTCTACGGCTTTCTCCATGCTTGAGTACGTCGATCAAGTCAGAGATCAGCGCACAGGCTTCTCTAAAGCGTCTATGGGGCTTGATCCATCCACTTTGCAGTCTACCACTGCAAGCGCGGTAAACGCTACTATACAGGGCGCACAGCTAAAGATAGAGATGATTGCTCGTGTGTTTGCTGAAACCGGATGTGTTGATTTGGCTAAAGGTGTTTTGGCGTTATTGCAGAAGCACCAAGATAAGGAGCGCACCATTCGTATTCGTGGTGAGTTTGTGGCAATAGATCCCCGCGCTTGGCAGAATAATTTTGATTTATCCATTGAAGTTGGCCTTGGTAATGGGCGTGAAGATGAAAAAATGGGTATGCTTACACAGATTTTAGGTAAGCAAGAACAGTTATTGCAGCAATTAGGTCCGAATAACCCTGTTGTGAAGCCTAGCCAGTACATCAATACTTTGAAGAAAATCGCAGAAATGGCGGGTTTTAAGGACACAGAACAGTTCTTTAGCTCTGGTGAACAGGTTGATCAGGCGGTTGCTCAGATGGGTCAACAAGAAGGTCCAAGCCCAGAACAGGCTAGACTTGAAGCTGAGTTGGAGTTGAAGCGTGAGAAAATGCAAGCTGAGTTACAGCTAGAGCGTGAGAAAATGCAAGCTGAGATTGAGCTACGACGGCAAGAGCTTCAGGCTGAACTTCAGTTACGTCAACAGAAATTGGCCTTTGGTGGTCAAGTATCGGATAATTTACCAAGAGCATGACAGATCCATGAGGACTGATGATTTATTAAAAAGTGCAGTGCGGGATTGGGATGGGCATCATTTAGACACAACCTTCAGTCATTTTTCTCATTCAGGTATGTGCATTCATTTGAGTTTAATTCCGGCAGAAACAAAAACTGGATACAAGTGTGATTGGTTTTTGAATAGCAAGCGTATTTCCAAGCAAAAATTGGAAGCTGTTTTGGAGTTAGAGTCATAATGACAGATTTTATTAGTGAGCAAGACAGGGGCGCAAAGGCCGCTGAGATTTTGCGAAATCCATTAATTTTAGAAGCATTTGAAGAATTACGAAAAACGTATGTTTTGGGTTGGTCAGGAAGTGATCCTCAAGACACCGATTTTCGTGAGCAATGTTTCCATTTGCTGAAAGCGTTGGAAGCTTTCGAGGGTCATTTTGAGAACGTTGTCACAACTGGCAAAATGGCCTCTCAACAAATGGAAGAATTGCGAAGATAACTTAACAATTTGGAGATTTTTATATGTCTGGTACTCAATCTGAATCCAGTCTTTCACAGCATGATGCTGTAAGTTTACTTTTGGACACCCAAGCCCCTGAAGAGGCAAGCGAGGAAGTTCAAGAGCCTAGTGCCGAAACTGAAGTAGAGGCAACCGAAGAGGAAACCGTCGAAGCTGATGCCGCTGAAGAAAGCCAAGCTGAAGCAGAAGAGGTAGAAACTGAGGAAAGTGATGAGGAATACGAAGAACTCGTAGACACTTATCGCGTGAAGGTTGATGGTGATGAATATGATGTAACTCAAGATGAGTTGATCAAAAACTATCAGCTTGAGCAAACTGCTCAAAAAAGGCTTATGAAAGCGTCTGAAGAGCGTAAAGCGTTAGACTCTGAAAAAGCACAAACTGAGCAAGTTCGTACACAGTATGAACAGGCTTTAGGTCTTATGCAGAAACAATTGCAAACGTCTAATCAACCAAAGGATCAGGCGTATTGGGATAGTCTGTATGAGGCTGATCCACTCGAGTACGTTAGGCAGCGCGATACTGAGCGCGACAATCAAGCTAAGATGCAAGCTGTTCAGGCAGAACAGTTGCGTTTACAGCAAGAGAACCTTCAACGCGAGCAAGCTAAATTACTTGAAATGATACCGGAGTGGAAAGATTCTGAGGTGGAAGCCAAGGAAAAATCTGCTTTGGTGAGCTACGCAAAAGAGCGTGGTTGGACAGATCAAGAGCTAGCAAGCACAGTTGATAGTCGCTACATTGAGTTAATGCGCAAAGCGTACCTTTTTGACAATTTGCAGTCGGGCAAGCCCATTGCAAAGAAGAAAGTCAAGGCCGCACCTAAGATGGTTAAGAGTGGTCAACCAAAATCTAAGGCTGACTCTGCAAGTGATCGGAAGCGTAAGGCTTTTGAAAACCTGAAGAAAACAAATAGCCGTGATGCGGCTGTTCAATATCTTTTAACTCGTTAATCTAAAGGAGGCCAATTATGGCTACATATACTAGCTCAACAGCTATTGGAGAAAGGGAAGATCTCAGCGATGTGGTCTACCGCATTAACTAAGATCGGTGCGGTATAAACTGGGTGAACTGCTGGAACCCTAAGTCAGAAATGATATGGCAATCAGCATCCAAGCTACCTACACAGCGGTAGAAGGTTCAGAGACTACCTGAGAGGTTAGACCTCTTAATAACAGGCTAGAGCGCCCAGAACTATAGCTACATTTGCGTTATGGTTATGATATAGTCCAATCCTCATCGAAAGGTGAGAGGGAATGCGATCCCGATGAAACTCCAGTAGTTTCAAACTCACAGAAAGAAACCACAAAGGGTATCTTTCACGAATGGCAAGTCCAAGAGCTTGCAGCGGCGGCAGCGAACAATCACGCCAACGAAGGCGCTGATTATTCATACGTCAATCCCGCTGTAACAACACGACTTGGCAACCATCACCAAATTGCGGTCCAAGCGGCTTCAGTATCCAACACTCTGGATGTTGTAGACAAAGCAGGGCGTGATAAGGAAACTGCGTACGTTAAGGTGCTCAAGGGAATTGAGCAACGGCGCGATATAGAGAAATCCTTATTCGCCAATGAAGCTCGTTCAGGCTCAGATCCGCGTAAATGCGCGAAGCTTATTACTTGGATTACCAATGGTGATGCGCCTAGTGATATGGCATTTGCTACTGGTGATGGGAGTGATGTCGCCGATTTGACGGGGACTGCCCGAGCTTTAACGCTCAGTCAAATAGATGCTGCGATGTTGGCGGCATACACTGACGGTGGAAGCCCGAATATGTTGTTGATGTCACCAACAAATAAGCAGAACTTTTCTGATCTATCGTCTGGTTCTGTTGCTACAGCGCAGTTAAATTATTCTGCACCACGCGATATTGCGATAGTTGGCTCAGTGTCACTTTATTTGAGTGATTTTGGTGAGTTAGCTGTAACGATTGACCGTCAAGCTAACAATTCAGAAATATATCTGATTGATACGGATTACGTTTGCATAGGCTCACTCCCAGGTCGTATGTTTAGCGTAAGTGATGTTGCCGCCACTGGTGACGCCACAAAATTCGCTTTAGTAAGCGAATATACTTTAATCGTCAAAGCGCCCAAGGCGCATGCGGCGGTTATTGGTTTAAGTGGAAGTTAATTTTTTCTCCATTCACAACTTGGGGGCGGCTAGTTCGCCCCTTTTTTTATTTGAGGTTTTAATGAAAAAGCTACTAAATGCAGATCCGATAACTGGCAAGCGCACAATCTTTGAAAGTGGTGCTGATGGTCACAGGGTTACAACTACTGTTAATGTTGATCCGGTGAAGGATTTAGCGAAAGAGAGTGCCAATAACTATCGCTATGGTGATATGATTGGGAATACTCAAAAGCATAAACACAAAGTTGGTGAAATCCCTGCCTTACTTTATCATCATTTGGTGGAAAGGTTTGGGCAACCAAAGGACAACCCAAAAGCTTGGATGCAGTGGCTTGAAGAAAACAAAGGTTTCAAGGCAACAGGCGGTAGGCTAATCTAATGGCAATTACAACATTTGCAGAGTTAAAGACAGCGATTGCTAACTTTTTAGCACGTTCCGATTTAACTGATCGTATTCCTGAATTTATTGCTCTTGCTGAAGCTCGAATGAGTAGAGAGCTAGAGACACGTTCTCAGGAAAAAAGATCAACTGCTAATACTATTTCTGGTGATGAGTTTATTTCACTGCCAACCGATTTGAGGAAAATACGTTTAGTTAAGCTTAATACTGATCCAATTTCTGTTTTAGATTATGCTTCACCGACAGACTTTTATACAACTTATCCCAGTTCTGGGGGTGGTAGACCTAAGTATTATACAGTTTTAGGCGCGGAGATTGTTTTGCGTCCTATTCCTGATAGCGTTTACACAGTTGAGCTAATTTACGGTGAGGAAATCGCCGGATTATCTGATGCGAATACAACTAATACAATTTTAACAAGACACCCAGATGCCTATTTGTACGGCTCACTGTCGGCCTCATATATCTATCTAATGGAAGAGGCTAGGGCAGCGCAATATGACACTTTATTTTCTCGCGCAATTCAAGAAATCAATGACAGTAATGATAGAGCGTTTTATTCAGGCACACTATCAATGAAATCTAATTATTCAGGTTAAGTTAGGAGATTTATAATGGCAAGTTTAGCAGATTACGTTTTAGACGCTGCACTGAGTAAGTTAGACACTGAGGCTGATAGAATAGATATAACCTCGCAAGAGGCAACTACTTATGCAGAGGCTACAAGTACGCATACTTTAGGAAACTCTACGTCTGTAAGTTTCGGTGCGCCAGAAAATGGAGATACGTCAGGCAGAAAAACAAGATGCGCGGCTATTTCGGATGGTTCGGTTACTGGCACTGGCACTGCAACTCATTACGCAATCGTAGACGTATCTGAAACTCGTTTACTAGCTACTGGCTCACTTACAACCTCTCAAGCTGTTGTGTCTGGTAATACATTTACCGTTGCCGCTTTTGATGTTGAAATTCCTGATCCTGCATAGGTGTAAAACATGGTCACATTAGCCAACAGAGTCAAAGTTGCCACATCCACTACTGGCACAGGTACGGTTACTTTAGGTAGCGCCGAAACTGGTTATCAAACCTTTGCTGATGGTGGGATAGCTGATGCGGATGTTGTGCGCTACACGATTGAGGATGGCGATGCGTTTGAAATTGGCACTGGCACATATACCGCTAGTGGTACTACGTTATCTAGAACGCTGACAGAAAGTTCTACAGGCTCACTACTTAATTTATCTGGCAGCGCGGTTGTGTTTATTACGGCTGCTTCAAATGACGTTATGACTTGGCAAAGTGCTTGGCCCGATGATCCAAATCAGTCTGGGTACGACAATTATCCAATTGGAACAGGGGCTTTATCTAGTATTGCTTCTGGTGCGGATCACAATATTGGCTTTGGAAAGGACTCACTTACTACTTTAAGTACAGGAATTAATAATATTGCTATAGGCAAAGAAGCTTTAAAATTAAACAATGGTTCACAGAATACAGTTATTGGGGTTGATGCCGCCAAAATCTCCACAGGTAGCAGTAACACAGTCTTAGGCCATGAGGCGATGATAGTGGCAGAGGGGGCAAATTTAAATACAGCATTGGGCAGACGAGCTTTATATAACAATGTTACTGGTGGTTATAATATTGGCGTGGGATACAACTCAGGACAGTTAGCAACGTCTAATTATGGCATTTATATTGGCACGAATAGCACTGGCACAGGTTCGTCGGAAAATAGTATTGCGATAGGTTATGCAGCAAGTGTTGGAGGGCAAAGAGAAGTATCAATAGGTTCAAATGCTGGAAATAATCAAACAACTAACGAATACAACGTATGTATCGGCTACCTTTCAGGTAATTTTGACACCTCTTCAAAAACTGGCCTTACTTACGTCGGTTCGTATGCAGGGAATGATGCTTACGGTGATTACAGTACAGCAGTCGGATATGGCGCAATGTCAGACGGAGATCATTATTTATCTACGGCAATCGGAAGTAATGCGTTAGCTATGAGCTTCACCGCCAGTCCATATTACAATACGGCAATTGGCTACCAAGCAGGAAACAGTATTTATTCGGGGGATAACAACACGATAGTCGGCTATTTGGCTAGTAGTTCAAGTCACAATCAATATTATTTATCCAATTGCACGGTCTTGGGAAGTCTATCTTCTGCATCAGGTTCAAGCGCATCAAATGAAGTTACATTGGGCAACTCAAGTATTACCAGTTTACGCTGTAACGACACGAGTATTTCTTCTCTTTCAGATGAACGCGATAAGACAGCCATTGAAGATTTGCCGTATGGTTTGGATTTTATCAACGATATACGCCCAGTAAAGTTTACTTGGAACAGGCGTGATGGATCAATGGGTGATAGACCAGAAATAGGGTTTATTGCTCAAGAGCTTTATGATGTTGAACTAGATCACTCATCCACAACATTAACTCGTTTGGTCAGTTGGGAAAATCCAGAAAAACTAGAAGCGAGACCAATGGCAACTTATCCAATACTCGTTAAGGCCGTTCAAGAATTGTCCGATAAAGTAGATGCGTTAACAGCGCGAATAGTTGAGTTAGAAGGAGCATAAAAATGGCTGTAAATGAAATAGACCGTGATTATCTGACGTTGTTGCACACTTGTGACAATATTGAAAACATCATTGGTGGGTTGAAAATGAACCACGAAACAGATGCTGAAAAAAAGAAACAAGTAGGTAATCAGGTTATGATGCTTGAGAACGAAGTCTTAGATAGCAAGTGGTCAGAGGCAAGCAAGGATATGACTCGCATAAATTCTGTTATTGCCACAGGCCGTACTTACTGGAAATCATAATAAATGTTAGGTTTTTCACCACTCGCCAGTGCACCATTAGCTGACAGTGGTGCAGATGAAAGTGTAGTTTACGCACTTACCGCTAATGATATTACGACTGCCACGCCTACTGTTGATGCGGTATCTGTATCAGTAGTCAGTAATTTTGTTCCTCAAGATATTACAACAACGCCAGTCGTTGATAATGCTTCAGTATTTGAGGGCGAGACAATCCCTGCCCAAGAGATTGTTTGTGGAGCACCAATTGTAGATAATTTAGATGTATCTGTTACATCTAACTTTGCCGCGAATGATATTACATCAAGCTCACCAGTTATTGATCAAGTTGATGTAGCAGTAGTTCATGCTTTTACGGCAAACGAGATCACAACTGCAGCTCCTGTTGTTGATAGCGCAACGGTAGCCGTTACGAGCGTATTAACCGCAACTTCACTTGGCCCAGAGATTACAACTTTTACCGTTACTGTTGCTGACAATGGCGGCAATAAGTTTTACATAGATGGAGTAAGTAACCCAACTCTTTCGTTAGTCAGGGGCCAAAAATATGTTTTTGACGTTAGCGACGCAACTCTCGATGGACACCCTTTACGGTTTAAGGATGGTTCTGGAAACAGCTATTCAACTGGCGTAACGGTATCAGGGGTAACAGGGCAGTCGGGTGCTACAGTAACAATTCTCGTTGCCTATGATGCACCAAGTAGCTTAAGATATTATTGTACCGTTCACGGCAACGGTATGGGGAACACGATAAGTGTTTCTACTAGCGCCGTTTCGCTAAGACCAGTGGTTGATAATGCGACAGTATCGGTAATATCAAACTTTGTGCCGTTAGATGTAACAGCTACGCCAGTTGTTGACACCTTGCCGTTCACTCAGGGCCACAATTTTACGCCTTTGGACATTATAACAGGAGCGCCAACTCTCCCTGCAAGATTCATTTGGGATGATCAGGAGTTGGCGGCGGGGAATTGGTCCGATAAGACTCTTGGGGGTATTTCTTGGTCAGATGAGTCTTTAGCGTCCGGCTCATGGGGTGACATATCAAATGATACGCCAAGTTGGTCGGATATTTCAGATGCTTCTGGAACTTGGTCTGATGCGGCATAGGAGAATAAGAGTATGATACCTTTTGGTGAATGGTTGCCAGATCAGTCAGATTTCAAAAATTCAGGTGTAACAGTTGCAAAAAATGTTATCCCGGCGGCAAGAGGTTATAGGCCGTTTTTTGGATTGTCTGAAGTAAGTTCGGCGGCTGATAATCGTATTCGTGGAATTTACGCCACAAAGGATAACAGTAATACCGTTTCTATTTTTGTTGGTGATCAAGGCAAACTTTACAAGATGAACAACGGCACATTTGCGTTGGCTGATGTGAGTAATGGTAGCTACAGTTTGTCTGGTGATGAGCAATGGAGATTTGTACGTTTTGGTAACGATGTTATTGCTTGTGGCAGTGATAGCGATATTTTGCAAAAGTTTACAATCGGTACTAGTTCTACATTTGCTGATATCACAGGTTCACCCGCTGCAAAGCATTTAGCAGTAGTTAGAGATTTTGTCGTTACGGCAAACGTGTCGTATAGTAGTAATGTTTACACCTCTAGAGTGAGGTGGTCACAGATCAATGACTCTAATTCTTGGACGCTTGGGGCTGCACAAGCTGACTTTCAAGATATTGCCGATGCGGGTCATATTACTGGTTTGGTGGGCGGCGAATTTGGCGTTGTGTTATTAGAAAAGGCTATTGCCAGGATGCAATATGTCGGTTCTCCTTTGATTTTTACTTTTGAGAAAGTAGAAACGGCGCATGGTTGTAACTACCCAAATTCTGTTGCTGCACTTGGTCCAACACAGGTGTTCTACCTTGCAGACGATGGGTTCTTCTTTTTCAACGGCAATCAGTCAGTTCCTATTGGCGCGGATAAAGTTGATAATTTCTTTTTTAATGATGTGAATTTTCAATACATAGAAAGATTAAGCTCCGTTGTAGATCCAGAAACACAAACTGTTATGTGGTCTTATGCAGATAGAGAAAGCACAGGTGAACCAAATAGAATTTTGGTTTATAACTATGCTGTACAGAAATGGTCAATTATACATATAGACCACGAATTTCTGGGATCTTCATTAACGCCAAACTTAACCTTAGAGGGTTTAGACAGTTTAAGTAGTTCGATAGATGCTCTTACGACTTCCTTGGACTCTCGCTTTTATGCGGGTGGTTTTTTTCAGTTATCGGCAAGTAAGGATAAAAAGTTACAAACCTTAACAGGCTCTCAGTTAGATGCAGTGATTGAAACGAGCGAGTTTGAAACGGCTCCAATGCGTCAATCAATGTTGAGAAGCGTAACCCCTTATGTAACAGCAAATGATACGGTCCCAACTGTTAGTGTTCAAGTTGGTTCGAGATCCCGACAAGTGGACTCACCAGTGTTCGGAAGTGCAGTTACATTGAGTAATGATAATGTTTGTCCTGTTAGAACACATGGGCGCTATCACAGGGTCAGAGTAAATGCGAGTGGCACTTGGAGATATGCGCTTGGTGTTGACGTGGACGCGGTGACGCTTGGCAGACGATGACAGAGATAAATTATGTAAAGCTTCCGGCAAGCGGTGGCTCACCTAGAGAAACGGCAAATGTTGTTAATCTCTTGGTGGACGGCAAGATAAATGCAGCGGGTTCAGTCACGCTCGGTGCGAGTGCAGCAAGCACAACGTTTACAGATTATAGAGTGGGTAGTGAGAGCGTTATTGTTTTCACCCCGACAACAGCAAATGCAGCGGCTGAACAAGGCGGCGGCACGATGTTCCTATCAGCGAGAGCAAAGCAGAGTTTTACAATAACTCACGCTAATAACTCTCAGACGGACAGAACGTTTATATACATAGTCATTGGATAAAAATGAAAATAGTACCAATTGGTGCTCCGTTACTGCCTCAAGTGTGGCAGCATGTAGCGCCGTTGTTGAATAAGGCAGTACGTCTTTCCCCAGAATTAATACGAATAAACGATGTTTATGAAGCGTCTTTGAAGGGCGCTTATGTCGTTTGGGTCGCGCTTGATGAGGACAGTGGTGAGTTTGTCGGCGTAATTACTACAAGAATAATTGATTATCCGCGAAGGAAAGCTCTCGCAATGGATTTTATTGGCGGTTCAAGAATGAAGGAATGGTTAGGAATGGCACAAGAGGCAATTGAGGAACATGCAAGACGAAATGATTGCTCTCATCTTGAGGGCTATGGGCGTAGAGCATGGTCAAAGTTTTTAGAACCGCATGGATGGGAACAATCTTATATTACATTTAAGAAGGAATTGAGTGATGGGTAAAGGAAGTGGAAACCAAACTGTAACAAATGTTCAGGCTCTACCCCCTGCAGTAGAGGCGGCATTAGAGGCAGCGTATACAGATTTTAACCCATTTCAGTCTGCATTTGAGGCCACAGATAGCTTTAATCCAATGGCCTACAGTGGTCCTGCAATGGCAGACTTTTCACCTTTGCAAACGGCTGCTTTAACAAACGCGGGTGGTTTAATATCACGTCCAGATTACATAAACCAAGCCCAGAACACGTTTGGTGATTTAGCGTCGGGAAATGTAGGTGTGGACGTTGGAACGCAAAATCTTGCAACTGGATTACTTGGGCAACTTGCTTCAACTGAAACCACAAACCCATATTTGGAGCAACAATTAGCCAATGCCGTTTCTGGTGCGGTTGATAAAGCAACTTCTCAATATGCCTTGGGCGGTAGGTTAGGGTCAGATTCATTTGGCGGTGCTCTTGGCGCAGGGATTACAAGTGCGGCTGCACCGATACTTGCACGAAACTTACAGCAAGATAGAGCTAATCAATTATCAGCGGCGCAAGCGTTAGGCAGGATTTCGGGTGATGATTTATCAAGAGATGCAACCACTGGATTAAACATTGGAAACTTACGTCTGCAAGCGGCACAAGCACTACCAGGATTACTTGCGGCTGATCAAAGTAGAATTGGCACGTTACAAGATCTTGGCGCAATGCAGCAAGCCCCTGCACAAGCGGCTATTGATGGAGAAAGAGCTAGGGTTGCAGAGCAAAACGTTCTTGATCAAAACCGTATTAATGCGCTTCTTGGTGCGTCTGGTATGGGTCAAGGCATGTTTGGCACGACGAGCACACAGACAGGCGGTGGGCCATCAACTTTAGCTAAAGCAGCGGGTGGGGCTTTAACAGGGGCAACTTTAGCTAGTTCAATCCCTGCATTAACCCCTGCTATGGGAACCACGATGGGTACGATTCTTGCGCTGTTTTCCGATAATAGGCTGAAAGAAGACGTTGAGTTGCTTGGTAAGCATCCTAACGGATTGAATGTCTACCGTTGGAAATGGAACAAAACAGCTAAAAGACACCATTTTGAAATTTACCCAACGGAAGGTTTCATGGCTCAAGAGGCACGAAAACTTTATCCTGAACATGTTTATAGACACCCAACAGGCTTTTTGATGCTTGATTATGCAGCGTTGAGTAATGAAGTGATGGGGGCGATATAATGGGCATTTTTGACAACTTTAATAACAGATTTGGTCAACTTGGTATGCCCGCAAATCTTGGGCTGCTTACTACTGGTGTTGGGCTATTAGATGGGCAAAACCCTTTGCAAGCCATACAAGCCGGAATAGGCACATATGGTAGCTTTCAGGAGATGGAAGAGGACAAACGGCGTAAGGCGGCTCTACTGCAACTAGCAGAACAATACGGTGATGATCCAAGAATGCAGCAACTGATAAACGCTAGCCCTGAAGATGCGGTAAGACTGATTGCAAACATAGAAGCGGAAAAGCGTAAACCAACAAATAAGTTTAGAAATCTTAATGCTGAAGAAATAAAGACTAGAGGCTTTTCAGATGGAACGGTGGCACAGATTAATGACACAACTGGTCAAGTTAATGTTCTTGCTAATCCCACAGCAAAGGCAAAGCCAGGAACAGCTAAAGGGGTTGATGGGTTCTTGCGTTACACAGACGGTCCAAACCAAGGGGAAAGAGTTTTCCCTAATGCAGTAAAAACAGAAACCTTATCTACCCTACAAGAGAAAAGTAACCTTTTAAAAGGTGCGGGTATACTTCCTGGTACTCTTAAATACAACAAATCTATGTTTAATATTACCCCAGACAAAGATTCGTCTTTTGTAGAAAAGAAAAAAGCATTGATTGATGCGGGAGTAGAAGAAGGAAGTGCAGATTATCTACAAGCGTTATTTAACATTACTCCTGAAAGGGAATCTGCTTTTGCAGAAAAACGACAAGCTCTAATTTCAAGTGGGTTTAATGAAGGAACAGATGAGTATAATCAAGCATTGTTTGGCATTAAAGACACTGAGCCAAGCGTATTTAAAGAAAAACGTGAGTCTTTACTTGAGGATGGAATTACACAGGGATCAACAGAGTGGAATAAAGCACTTTATGGCATCACGCCAAAAGATCCTAAGTCAACAAGTTTAGTAAATCTTTCATCTACAAAAGATGTTACTATAAATGGTAGAACAATCCCTGCCGGAACGGTTTTCGCTCTAGATGAAGCTACTCAACAAGACCTTATTGATAGTGCTACTAGTCAAGGTGCAATAAAAGCCCCAACAAAAATTGAGCAAACAAACAATCTAAGTGGTGATGGGCTTGAAATACCAGTTGGTGACGCTAGCCAATCTCCAATATCATCTATAAATATTCCATTAGCGGCGGGGGGTGATGTTCCTGGGGTGTTTAGGGATATTTTAAACAAGGGATTGGGCTTTGTAACTGCCACAGCTTTTCCAGATAGGACAGATGAGAAAACTAATCTAGCGGCTTTAGAAAGCCTTGTTATGCCTAATTTAGTTAAGCAAATAAGTTCGCAGGGGTCAGTAAGAACGCAACAAGACGTAAAACGTATTTTGCCGAAAGACAATGACAATGACTCTGTAATGAAATCAAAGATTGAGAGATTAGTGCCGATTTTAGAACAAAAACTCAGAGAAGCAGTATCAGCGCAAAAGTCAGAGGGATTAACGGCTACTCAAAGAACATTATCTCTAAATGTTATCAACACATTTCCAAACTTAATCGCAAGTCTAAGAGAGTCTTTAATTGAGTTTGAAAGAGATTACGGTACCAAATCCTCTAATGTTGATAAAGCTTTAGAAATTATAAGAAGGGGTGGGTGATAATGTCTACCGCTGATGAATTAGCTCGATGGCTTGGCAATAACCAAGACAAGAAGGGAACACCTGATTTTGAAACTGTTAAAGACGCTTTTCTTGAGGTGTATAAATCGTCGCTCGGGGAAAGAGTTGAAGCGACAGGAAGAGGAATTAACTCGGGGTTATTGGCTGATGTTCTTGGTGCTCCTGTTGACGCAATAAATCAGTTACCAAAGTTATTAAACTTACTTCCTGGTGAACAAGGTTTTGGACCTATTACTGAGAACCCGATAGGCGGTTCTCAATCTATAAGAAACACAATGTCAGGCTTACTAGATTTAGGTTACAAAGACATTGAGGACTTACCAAAAGATCAAAGACCATTTGCTCAAGGCGGTGAGGTTTTTGGTCAAACAGTCGGAACGATACTTCCTGTTTTTGGCGCGGCAAAAAAAGTATCAGCATTAGACGCGACAGCTAAAGCTGCACCAAAATCAAATATAGTATTACAAACTGTTGACGATATAATAAAGACTACGGCGGCAAACCCAGGAACTACAGCGGCGGTAGAAACAGGACTAGCCCTTGGGCCTTCTCTTGGTGCGGGTGTTGCAGAGCAAGTTAATCCAGGTGATCCGACAACTAGAATGTATGGAGAATTAGCAGGGGCATTTTCTCCTGTTGTTTTATCAACTGTTTTGCCAACTCTAACTGCTAACCTTACAAGAGCATTAGGCACGTTGACGCCAAGCGGTAGGCAAAGAGAGGCGGCTAATTTAGTACAGACAGATCAGTTAAAACGTGGTGCAGATCTTACCGCTGAAGCTAAAAAGTTAAGACAGGCCAAAGGCGGTGGCACAGCCGGACAGGTCACAGGAAACCAAGGCTTTTTAGCAATTGAGAATGAGCTTGTTAGGTCTAGTGGTCAAATTAGTGAGGATATAGCCAAGCAAACGCAGAAAGCTATTAATGAATTTAATGATGCTTACCGTTCTGCAATAACAAGTGGTGATCCTGAATTGGTAAGACTAGCGGCACAAGCTAGACAAGATTACCTAGTACAATCCTTGGACGAACGTGTAAAAACCGCTGCAAAAAGGGCGCAAGATTTACAGGCAACCAATATGCCTAATGTTGATCGTGCTCAAGTAAACTCACAGGCAAGAGATATTGTAGAAACGGCTCTTAAAACAGCAAGAAAAACGGAAAATCAACTTTGGTCAGGTGTTAAGCGCGATCTTACAGTGCAAGCTAAAAATACGCTGAAGACATTTGATAAAGTTAAAGCGTCTCTTGCCTCTGGTGAAGAATTACCAAACCCACTTCAATCGGTTATAAAAGACATAAAGAAAGTTCAGAAAAAGAAAAAACTTGGTAAGGGTGAAACTACAACTGGCAATCTGTTACGGACAAGAAGTCGTTACCTAGAGCTTGGAAGAGAAGCTAGAGCACAAAAGAAATTCGGTGATGCAAGAATGTATCGTGAAATTTCTGATGCTATACTTAACGACTTAGATCCTGTTGCTGGTGATATAGCTAAAACAGCAAGAGAGTTTTCACGAGAACTTAATAAGAAGTTTACTCAGGGTTTTGTAGGAAAAACACTAGGTTTTGATCTTGATGGGGGTATAACTGTTGATCCTACTAGAACGCTAGACGTTGCAAGAAGTGGGCAAGATCAGCAAACATTACTAAATTTGCAAGCATTACGAAATGCCAGTGTCCCAGATCAGGTTGGAGTTCAATCTGGTAATATGATGCAGTTGCAGCAAAGATTTTTACAATCTTTTGCAAATGACGCTACAAATTATGATGGATCTGTAAATCCGCAAAAACTTGATAACTTTATTAGATCCAACGCTCAAACAATACAAGACTTAGGTTTGACCGACTCTTTTAGAAGCACTGAAACGGCCGCACGATTAGCTGAAAGAGTAACCAAGCAAGCCCAAGATGGGACTAAGTTTGCAAGAACAAAGTCTACTACAGCCAAGGTGCTAGGCACAAACAACGTAAATGAGTTTGTTTTGAACGTTTTAAAATCAAATGACGTTGCAGGGGGCATCAGGGATGTAGCGAGGCTTGCCAAAAGATCTAAAGATCCAAGCGTCATGGACGGCCTACGATATGGTGTGTACGAGACACTGTTAGACAGCGCCTCTACTGGATCAGGAATGATATCCGGCAACAGGCTTGAGCAAATATTAAACGCTAAAACAGGCAATCAGACTGTGAGGCAGAGCTTGATGGTAAACGGCTTGTTTAACTCACAGCAAATGAAAAACGTTGATCGGTTAATAGCCAAGACAAAAGAGTTTGAAAGCGCATTGGCAAACACAGATCAGTTTGAAAATCTATTAGGTAAAGAAGATATATTCTTTGATCTTTTAGTTAGAATAGGTGGTGCAAACCTTGGCGGTTCTAGTGCGTTAGGACAAGCGGCGGGTGCTCCATTGGTATTGGCAGGGGCAGGGGTTAGG